GCTCGTTAAGCTGAGAAAAACTCTTCGGTCATAAATGCCTAAGCACGCGCGCCGCGACCCGACGCGCTAGCCCCTGAAATTTCCGCGACAACCAAAATCGGAGCATACCTCGAAAGGCAATACTCGAAACCATCTCCCTTTGAAACCATATGGGTGAAACTAGTTTCGGTGGCAAACGAATTTACCACCAACTGAAACCCATTGACTCCTAACTCCTCATTAGGTGTTGTATTATGGAAATGTGTGTCGTGAAAGTCTAAAGACTGAAATGAGATCGCTTGACTAGCGCTCCCTTGGGATAAAATGGTAGAAGACATACCATCTATTTCATCATCATCAGCGACTACATTAAGTCGTGATGTCTTATTGGTTATATTATATGGAGTTACATACAAATGTGAACCTTGAGAAGGAGTATTTGGATTGAACCTAATTACCCTACTCACGGCGCCCTTGTATCCGTAGTAACACGAAGCAAATAACGCCATATATGTTGGGAAGAACTTCTCCTTTGCTGATGATGAATTAGCAAAGGCATCAGAAAGATGTCTCCCTCGTTGAACGCCTACTGAGCTAAGCGCACGTGGATTTAAAGCAGGTAACACTGGATGTATCAATGATAGATTACGAGACAAATCTCCTGTATCTACCAAGCCCGAATACTCTGTCTGAGGACTATTAATAAAGTCATCAATAGTTCTTAGAACGGCTTGCATACCTACCAAATCTTGCTTTATCGGCTCTCCCAAAACAAACCTAGCCTTAACAGCTCGGGGCTCACCAACAGTAGCCTTGACTGGCCTCGTAGGTATAGTCTCCTTAACCTTTGCGAAGCGAGAGTCCAGCTCACTATTAGGACTCTCCTTAGACTTAGTTTTAGCTCCAGCCATGTTTGCGTCTTCAATCTTCAATCTGTATTGAGCTCCGCCATGTAAAGGAGCTGATGACGCTCTAAAAGCACCACCCCAAACCTGATTGGATAAAGGCCTTGGCTTCGCAAACGTAAAAGAACTCCCAGCTCGCTTTGTAACAATATACTCCATGGAGATCTGTGGAAGCGGAGTACGCAAAGGAGCATATTCCCGCATACACAATCTCCCAACAGAACTCCCAGTATTAGACCACTTTGTCTTGGGGTATGGAATGACAATATCGAACTCGTGATGCTCAGAAAGATCTATAACCACATGGCTACATGCGTTGTACTCCATATTGGGAGGAGAGGTTGATGTTCCATAAGGACTACTCGGATCAAACCATAAAACAACTTTTCCTCGATGATACGCTGTTTTCAAGAAACGAAATCTGAAAACAATTTCACCTACCCAATAAGTTGAAATCTCGTCAAATAATCCTAAATAGGAAAATTGAAAAAGAGATTTTCCGTCCCCCGAAGTTAACGGAGTCTTCCCAGTAGGAGATACATCAAAGTCCTGATAATTCTTGAATGTGTAAACACCCTCTAATCCTTCAGTTTGGCATAAAGATAAGATGTCAGTTTTTGTATTAACAACAGAAACTGATGATAAGGCAACAGCTTTAGCGCCTTTCTTTCTTTTCCCTGTTAAACTGCGAGGTGTAACACCAGATGCTGCATCGGTCCAGGTAGTCCCTGTCTTCTCAGCAAATCCAGCTGCTACATTATAAGTCTTGGTCTTCATATTTCCTGTTGCATCACGCAATTGGAGGTCTAAAATACTCTTCAGATCTTGAGTTTCCTCAGACCTAGCAACCTGCGTATCTCTACCAACCCTTATATGATTCTCAAAAATCTTATGAAATTCTGCCCAAGCTGCCATCCTAGAACTATTCATAGGAAATCCTGAGGATACTGTAGCTGATTCCATATGGCTAACTGTTGAAGCAAGCCCAGCTTCTTCAGCTGTAGGAATTGCTGTCGTAAAATTGGAAGCGATATGCTCCTCTAACTTTCCTCCATACCCTCGAATTAAAGCTGAAACGCCTTGATCCCTAGAAAGCATCAAGATTTCAAAATTAGCGTCTTGACACATCTTACGCAGCTTATCAATAGGATAATCACAAGGAAGCGATTCCAGAGACTCCCAAAACTCCTTAGCATCTCCTTTACGAATTGGAGTAATGTTGCCTATCTTCGCTAAGCCTTCCAAGGTCTCTACTTCAAAAGTGTACCGAAATCCATCTCCCTGAAGACCGTTTAACTTAGAAGTCGCTGGCTGAGCCAACAAGTTAGCAACAGTGGCACTCGGCGCTTTCTGAACCAAATCCACATCAACAGCCCACGCAGAACATTTAACTGTAGGGTTTGCTTGATCTGCCGAACAGCTAATTGGATATGTAGAAAGAATTACCAGTGTCCCCAAATCTTCCAACTTGTCTATAGGCACATAATCTGAATCTAACATTAACGGTATTTCCAAATGACCATTCATGGAAGTGGAATAATCCAACTCTAAATGGTCTACCTGAAGAACCTTTCTCAAAGTGGCCAACCATTCATCTTCTCGTGAGATATTGTGATTTGGCTGAGGAATCAATGAAGAAACGCGTGGTCCTCGCTCAAAAGGAAGAAATGCTACGAATAGCCTCCCTGCAACAAAGGGACTAGAGGTTACTTCAACACGAACATGTAGGCTCGCCCTTAAAGATTTAAAATTAGTAATCTTTGGGGCGTGCATTCCATTCTTGAAGAACTTCTCCCATACGGGCACTCTTAAGAGATCCTTCTTAGATAGCTCACTATCCAGAACAACAATAGGACGATCAAACCAATTTTCCAATCCGCTAGGACGTGATCTCGTCTCCATGGGAGTCTCAACTGTCGAAGTAATTTCCGCAACTTCCTCGACTATCTCCTTCACAGAGTCAGAGTCTCCTGCACACGCTAATGGCGTACCGTAATCTACCGCGTCAACCTCTACGTGTTTTACCATGTTGCATCTTCCTGAACGGTAACAACTATTATAACCAATTATAGGTTGTGAATTAATGCTTGCGTTACGCTCTCGCCACGCCTCTACATATTCATTAAAAGTCTTTGGATAGTAGAAACCTGGTGTGAAATGCTTAGAAACAATGTCCTTCATCATCTCAAAATGCTTATCATAATGCTCTCTGCCTGCTTTCCATGCTTCGTTGCTCGAACTCATCAAAGAGCTCTGATGACCTTCCATTTCAGTTGCAGCACCGCGAACACGAATAGACAAACCCTTAGCCCTCGACTTCTCGAGCAAACATGCCACCCAATCTCCAATATCATCATCAAAACGAAATTTCCTTTTAAGGAAATCTAAAGACTCGAAATCGTTAAAGGGTTGGATATCCTTGGACTTTTGTGCATCTGTATACTCCATATTAAAAAGGGTGGGATACATTACTTCGAAAATTTTCCCATTCGGAAAACTCACAAGTGTACTCACAATGTGATCGTCTCCATAATGGACAGGCTTTACGAACTTGTCAAACTCCTCTAAACCTTCTACATATAGATCTTCAAATTTGGAGTCTGATATCAAATCATCCCACTTAAGGGACTTAACCATCTCTGGATATTGATCAATCCAAAAATCATCATCGTCATACTTGCGACCAAATACTACCATATGATAGTAACAGATCGCAAAGATAATGCGACAAGATATAGACTGATAAAAACAACCTATCTCAGAAGTGACAAATATCCCTGAGGTCAATCCAAATTGTCTCTGAAACAAGTTACCATCATAAGTGCCATAGCCAAACAGCGATTCGGTCTTAGTACCCCTCG